ATCACAAGGTAAAGATTTCTTTACTGGCTTATTCAAAAAAGATGATAGCGTCGCAAATGCTGAAGCAGAAGGGGCTGATGCGGCTGGGTTGGCAGACAGCGTTAAGGCTTTTGGAGCAGGTGCAGTAGAGAACGTTCAAGCAATTGAAGTACCTAAAACTGATTTAGGTCAAGCTGCAGGCGCTGCTATTCAATTATATCTTCCTCAGGCTATACAAGTTAATGACGCTGTGGACTATGAAAATATACCACTTGGTATTGTAGGTGCTGTTGCAGAGTCTTCACTTAACTCAACTGGTAGTCTTACTGCTGCATTAGGCGATGCAGTAAAAGACGCAGGTAAAACTGCAATGGATGTTGCGTTTGGTACTAGTAGTATGTCAGATCAACTTGCGGGGTTAGCTGCAGTGCGCCTTGCGAATATGAGTTCAAATGATACTGTTAGAGGTGTAGTAGGTAATGCAACTGGTGTAGCAGTACATCCTAATAGTAGATCTCTATTTAAACAAGTTACCCTGAGATCATTTGCATTTTCTTTTAAAATGATTGCTAGTTCGAAAGCAGAAGCCATACAGATACAAGAGATTATCAAAGGGTTTAGAACAGAATTATATCCAGAAGAGATTCCAGCCTCAGAAAATAGTGATGTAAAAGCTGGGTACATATATCCTAATAAATTTGACATTACTATGACTTATAAAGGTTCTAAAGTTGCAACTAAGTTTCTAAGAAGCTATTTAAAAAGCGTCAGTACTACATATAACCCATCAAGTATGGGTTGGCATTTAGGTGGTTATCCATCAGAAGTAGATCTTACATTAAACTTTAGCGAACCAAGAACGCTAGCGAAAAAAGATATCAGGGAAGGTTTCTAATGTACTTCAAAGATTTTCCAATAATAGTTTATAAATTTGGTAAAGAGGTAGACTATTCTGCGTTTCATAATTTATCGGCGTACACTGATATTATTGATGCAGTTTCAGATAATTTTGCCTTCTACCAGCCATACACTATCTTTGATAAAAGACCAGATCAAGTATCATATGAATTATATGGAACAGCAAATTTTCATTGGACGTTTTATTACATGAATAATAATATAAGACGTGGTGGTTGGCCTATTGGTCAAAATAAAATAGAGGATTGGATCAAAGATCGTTATAACGGAACAGTCATAGTAACAAGAGATTCACTTGACAACGTTATGAAAGTTGGGGATACTGTTACAGGGGTATCTTCTACGGTTACAGGCACTATTACAAGAAGAAACGAGGACCTTGGTCAGATCTTTATTGAAGGCACTAAGGCATTCACAAATAGTGAATTAATTCGAGATGGTGATGGTAATACTGTAACAGTGTTTTCTTCATCTGAAGAATATAATGCTACTCATAATTATACAGACGGTGATGGAGTACACGCAGATATAGATCCAGCAAATGGACCTGGTGAGCTACTGACTAATGTTACTTTTTATGACTATATAATAGATGAAAACGATAAACAAAGGACAATTAAAGTTATAAAGCCTGAAGCGATTTCTGGCGTAGTATCAGCATTTAGAGAAGCATTGCGTAGTAATTAATAATGTCTCAACAAAATATAATTATAGAAAAAGCTATGATCACGACATCAAATGGCTCTGATCAGTTTGATATCGCTACGGTAATCACTGACCTTCTTATTTACGAACACATTGATAGACCTTACTTAACAGGCTCTCTTCAATTTCTAGATACAGTCGGTGTCTTCGATCGAGCACAGTTTCAAGGCTTAGAAAAATTTGAATTAATCTTAAAGGAAAATGCTGGACACCCTGGTATGGGTGATAAGAGAAAGATTAATCGTACATTTGTTATCGATGAAATTACGGATGCCACAAAAAGTAATGACAATAGCGAATTAATTACTTTACATCTTATAGAAGAAATAGGATTTCAATCTACGTTTTTAAACGTAAATAAAGCATATAGCGGTTCTTCAAGAAATATTCTTGAGAAAATTATAAAAGAGTTTCATCCAGGTATAGAAGTTAGTGTCGATGTAGATGAAGCAATGTATCCTATGAAGCTTATAGTTCCAAACATGCCGCCGCTTGCTGCAGCACAATGGATTAAGGATAAAACTACTTCAAGCTTCGGTACTCCTTTCTATTTGTATTCAACTCTTAATGAGCCAAACAAACTAAGATTTGAATCACTTGCTACTATACTCGAAAGAGGAAAAGATATATCAGCTCAAAAACCATACACGTTTTCCAGAGCTGCAACTGCTGATTCAATGGACCCAGGTGGACAGCAAAATGCACCGTTTATAATCTCGGCATCTTCCCAGCAGAATTTAAGTATATCAGATTTATTCGCTCGAGGCTTTATAACTTCAGAGCAAGGTTACTGGGATACTTCGACTGCATCATCTGAAACTACTGCTTTTGCGATTGAGGATAATGTTTCATTTATTGAGGGGTTAGATACAAGGTTTAAATTTAGTAATTCATATATGTACAAAGATGAAAAGATTAATCAGCTAAAAGGTAAAAGTAAAAAGTATTACGCGATACATGCTTCGTATCCCTATGAATCTAAAGTTTCTTTTAGAGAAATGGAAAGTTTAAATAGAAGCTTGACTGCTAAAGCACTACGTAATATATTAGTTACAGGCTCTAAAACTATTACTGTTCCTGGTACGAATTTTTCGTTTGACGAAAAAAGTAAAACTATTGGTAATATGATTAAGTTGAAATTTTTAAATAATGATGTAACAATACAAAGCCCAAGTGACGCTGATGCAATGGTTGATAAAGTAAAGTCGGGTAAACATATGATTTATGCTGCAAGACATAATATTTCACTTGAAAAGTATGATATTAACTTAACTTGTGTTAAATTAGACAATTTAGAGAGTACTAAATAATGAAGACACTATACAATTCTTTTTATGGTGACGAAACCCGATGGTGGGTAGGTAAAGTAGAATCTGTTAATGATCCAATACAGCAAGGTAGGGTTAAAGTAAGAATCTATGGAGTACACTCTGCATCAGTAGATGATATTGGTCCGTGTGCTTTACCATGGGCCCAAGTATTAGCACCATCAAATATGGGCGGTGTCAGCGGAGTAAATGGTACTCCAGTCGGGATCCAGCCTACTGCTCAAGTATTTGGCATCTTTTTAGATGGTAAACATTCACAATTACCTCTTGTAATTGGGTCAATACCTCAGGTCGAAGGTCAAAGGCCAGAGTTAGAAGCAGATCCGCTGACTATAGCTCAGCAAGAAACAGGGAACACTGGTGGGGAGACAGCAGAACTACGAGATGAGGTAGACGAAAACGGCGCCGCAGTAGCTACAACCGATCCTGCATTAGGTGGAGTAGATCCTGATGCTGGAGATCCAAGAGGTGAGTCAAGACGTACAAAGTCTGTTAGTGCTCCGTATGTGCCACCAAAAGGCACACCGCCAACATCCACTGGTGGCGTGTCTGCTCAAGCAGCAACTCCTCCAGTACTAGGTAACACCAACCCTGAAAGAATATATAACTTTCTAGAAGCCTGGGGTAGACAGAAAGGTCTTAAATATGCAAAAGAAATAGCGTGTGGCTTTGTAGGTAATTTTATGGTAGAATCTACTGATCTCTGTGACCCTTTACTAGAAAACTCTCAGGGCTTTGTTGGTATTGCTCAATGGAATTCTGAGCGACATGTAGCTTTAATGAAATTTGCATATAAAAATGCTGGCGGTGGATTTACTTTTACTCCAGACGGTGAACGAGGAGGCTATGCTTTTATGTCAACATATCCTACACGAACATTAGGTGGTGGTAAAGGTACTAAAGAAGTTCCTGGCCTTAGAACACAATTGCAATTTGTTGCTCATGAATTATCAACTGTTCGTTGGCTTGGGTTTGAGAAGTGGGCACAAGACTGCTCTAGTGCTAAACGAGCTGCAGATAGGATAGAAGCATATTACGAAGTTTCAGAATTCTCTATAAAGAGGAATCCAGCTAATAATAATAAGTATTGGAAACTATCATCATTTGAGGAAAGACAGAAAGCTGGGCATGATGAGGGTCACTATAAAAAAAGACTACAAAGAGCCGAAGAAATGTATAGGAAGTTTGTTATCGAAGAAGATTTCCAAAGGGATAGTTTATCCCCAGAAGAATTTGGTACAGAGAATTCTTTACCAGGAAAAACGTGGTCTTACAATGATAAAGGGAATGCTGAAGGATTTATTCAAGACCCTGCATATGGTAGGTCCTATATTGAGGATCCAGCCAATGCTAGTGAGTTCTCACCTGGCGTAAAAGATTACTTCAAATCGAAGGGGTATAAGGTAAACTAAAATGGCTATTAATTTTAATGATACAGTTGGACAGCTTAAGAATTTAAAAAGCAAAGCTTTTTCTCCAGAGGTTTTATCAGGCTTAGAAAAAGCAAAAGAAGAATTTCAAGTAATGAACACAGATATGGTGGGAAGGATGCCACCGATACCAAAAGACATTACTAAAAAGTTAAAAGATCTACAACCAGGATTAGATAAATTAATTAAAGGTGGAGGTGTGGATCTTGCTGGAATAGCAGCTGCCTCTATACCACCAGGACTTACAGGTAACCTTGGTGCTTTAGAAGATGTATCTGCAAGATTAAAACTTTCTCCTGATTTGTTATCAGAATTGCCAAGAGTGGGCGAAGAACTTAACAATGGTTTAAAGGGTCTTTCTCCAGCACTATCTGACTTTCCTGCAGAAATGGATGAGGCAGTGCCTCTCTTTCTAAAAGGTGCTTCGACTGTTACAGCTAATCTGCAACAGCAAATACCAGGTATTATGAAGCCACTTGCAGAAGTTACGGAAAGCTTACCCGCTGCTGCAGAGAAAATGAAACCAGCTCTTGAATCTGCTACACAGCAAGCACTTGCTGCAATATCTGGTTCAGATGTAAAAGAAGCTTTTAATAATGTAGCACTTACGTTACCCACTCCAGCAGCTATGGCAGAGGTCACAGCTGAAATATCAAAATCAACCAATGCCATCTTCCCAGAACTTGAGAAGATAAACACTGATGAAATTAAGTCTATTATGTCAGGGCAGCTTGACGGTATTAAAGGAGATATTGGCGGTATAACAGCTAATCTAAGCGCAACCCTTGGAGGTATGAACTTACCGGATCTTACTTTACCAGATATTGGAGGCCTTATCTCAGCTGGTCTTGGTGGTATTCCTGGCGGACTTGGTGATATCAATGCTGCTCTCGGCGCTCTGGGTGGTGCGCTACCTAGTATAGGATCGTTAGCCTTAGGCGGGTTAGACATAGGTAGTGTTGGGCTTGGCGCTATACAAGGAAAGATTACAGCCAATTTTGATAATGCATTAACTAAAGTTACAGGCTCACCTGTACTTGATATGCTTCATGGTGCAACTAAATCATCCCTTACTGCAAAACTTAGTCTTGGGTTACCAGACATACCAGCAGCAGACTTTATTAGTAATTCAATACTAGGAGAAGTTACAAATGGAACTATTGGTGGTGCTATGGGTATACTATCAGGGGGTGCAGATGCTTTTAATTTAGGTATAGATGTAACAGCTAACTTCTCAGACATTGAAGGAAAAGTCAAAGGTCTAGCAGATGGCTTTGGCACGGCAGGAGCTATGCTAAGTGGTGGTGTTGGCGATATTCCTGCTAATATATCATCTAGTGCAATTGTTTCAGGCGCAACAACTCTTGCAAAGACTAATCCAGTAGTAAACTCTGTAGAAGAAATTAATACAGAATTACTTTCTGCTATAAAAGAACCTGAGGCATTAGAATTTAGTTGGACAGAGACTTATTCGGGTCAGATAGTAAATAAAGATACTATTCAGCCTCAAGATTATTACAACTATATTATTTTACCAGATGGAACAATACAAAGAGATAAACAAATATCTACAGACGAGTTGATCCGCTGCGCTATCGTGGCAGGTTTTACTGTATGTGAAACCGAAGATCTTGAGGGAGAAGCAGAACTAAATCCAGATAGTGTAACATATGCTCAAACGCTGTCTACTAAAAAGGTTATTGCAGAAACTATTGCAGCATATCCTGGTATCGCTGTATATGGCGCAGGTGAAGCAGATCCAAGAAATCCATCAGATAATCCAGGCGTAGACATAGATAAAATAAGAAGAACTATTGACGGTGGTGGCTCATCGCCACCAGGCACTCCGATTGCACAGCCAGATGGATTAGCTAGAGGATTATCTACTAATGATAGGGTTAAATACGTAAAAGGATTTGAATCTAAAACACGTAATTTAAACTTAGCACCGAAATTAATGAAGGCTCTTATCAACGCTGCAACAGATGCAGATGTTTATGTTACAATCTCATCTGGAGGACAAATGTCTTTGGCCGAGGCAAAACGGCGTGGTGGGAGAAAATCAGGAAGTAATTGGTTCCTACCTGGTATTAAAAAAGCTGTAAGAACAGGCTCAACGCGCCACGATAATGGTAACGCTGCAGATGTTTTCATATATAGTGATAAAGCAAGAACAAAGTTACTTCCAGCTGGAAAGAGCCTAACAAGGAAACCTCCAGCAAAAGCATATAATTTTTTAAGAGCCTGTGTCAGTCAGGGCATGACTGGGATTGGAGCAGGGCCTGGGTATATGGGTGGCACAATCGCTCATGTAGGTTATGGATCTAAGGTCAGATGGGGTAAATATGCTGCAACTTTCGAACAACGTAGAGCCAACACGCCGACTTGGCTAAAAGCAATATAGGAAAAGATAATGGCAGACACCTGGAATATAGATGAAAATTATGACGATGCAATTCTAAGAGAAGCGCGTAAGAAACAAGCGCAAGAAAAAGTAGAAGAGAATAAGGATCCATATCAATCAAGTCCTCTCACTTTTGGTGATAGAACTGGTCAGATGCCAAAGGCAGAATATGAAAATTCTACATCTATTAACTATTCTGCTAAACAGCAATACACAAGCAACTACTTAGATTTCGGCGGCACAGTTGCTGGTGTGGACGTATCAGAATATACTAAAGGTATATCTTCTCAGTATCCACTCAATCAAGTTATTGAAACTTTATCTGGTCACGTTATTGAATATAACGATACGCCAGAAAATCCTCGTATGTTAATTAAACATGCAGAAGGATCTGGTATTGATTTTCGTCCAGATGGCACAATCGTTGTATCTTCTTTTGGTGAAGGTAAAGTTGAAGTAAACAGCGGTGGTCATAAGCTTGTTGTATCAGGCGATGGCCAACTACATTACAGTGGTAATCTTACAATGAATGTTGGTGGTGACTTTAACGTCAATGTTGGTGGTAGCTATAACGTCCAAGCAAAGTCTGAAACAAAAACTGTAAAAGGTAATAGCAGAGATCTATATTTCGGAAACAAGTATACATCAATTGTTGGTAGCCGTCAAGATTTTGCTACTGAAAACTATACCTCTGCAGCTCTTGGGTTCAGAGATATTTACACCAAAGGTAATCATAAAACTGCTTCAGAAGGTGGCAGTTCAATTAATTCAAAAGGTGTATTAAGTGTATCTTCTGAAGCTCGTATTACGCAAGCTAGCCCTGATATTAATATTGCAGCTGATAGCTTATCAGTATTTGGAGCGTCAGGTACGATAGGTGGTGAAGGCATTATTATGTACAACTATAATATGCACACAGAAGAAACTGTTCACGCCAACGATATATCTGCAAACAAAATGACAGCATCTACATTTCATGGTGATCTGAATGGTACTGCAAAACAAGCACTCGATGCAAACAAAGCGGCTACCGCCACACCTGGTGCTGCATCTCCAGGTGGATATACTTCAACAAATACAGCAGCAACCATTGACAATTACTCTCCAGCAAAACCTACATATGCACTTCTAAGACAGTATCTTCATAAAGGTGCATACGGTATTCAAAAGATATTCATCGATAAAGGCGATCATTTAAAAGGTGCGTACGACAAATCAAAAGCCACAGGTAGTGTTACAAATAGAATCTTAACTACATCAGAGACTAGAGCTCGTATGAGAGATGAAGGCCATAGAAATAATGGTAAGTTTGCAAACAATCAAGCACAGTCTGGTACTATTAATACTGAACACGCTAATCCAGTACCATCTGGCGGCGTTGCGATGACTGTAGATCCTAAAACAGCTACAACATCTACTCGAGGCACATCGGCAAATGCGCCTAGCCCAACAGCAAGACTTCAAACTAATCCAAACTTGCAAGCTAAGGTCAAACCAGATGCAAGATTTGATGCTAATAATAAAGAAGCTATTACACCCGCAACAGAAGTAGCAAAGGGTATATCTCTTTCACAATTTATTTACGGCAAAGGTGATGGTTCTAAACTTGATCCAACATTAAGTCTTCCAGAGAAAAAGCAGATTTATAGAAACTTGGGTGAACATGCAAAGTTGGTGAATCGGATTCGTAATAATAAAGATGTATTTCAAAACTTTAATATTGAAATCATTGAAGGAATTTATGTAAAAGAACCAGCAGAAAGTATTACACCAGACGGTATACTTGACCTTAGAACAAAAGGTCGCGCAGTCGTGTACGAGATTACTGGGCCTAATGGTATTATCGATAAGGACAAAACATTCGACACTGCTATATGGCTATCAAAACAAACAAAGTATGACAAAATTATTTTAGACTATGATGAATTAGATCCAATAGGCCGTAACGAAGATATGAACGTTCAGATCATTGTTATTATGCCAAATGTTGAAGAAGATTATGCTGCATCTTTTAAAATGGAAACAGAAACACTATTCAATAACGTTTCACAGGGAAAAGAGTTTATGAAGCTTGGTGATACTGTGAATCCTATTCAAGACCCAGCAGATGAAAAAACAGACGATAAACCTGAAGAAGGTGAAGACGAAGAACAAGTTGGCGAAGACGCTGGTCAAATCGATGGGGACAAGAAAGACGAAACACCTGATACCCAAGTCTCAGGTCAGCCAGAAGATCTTACCGATGAATTTGATACTAAAGAAGAAATGGAACAACACCTTAAAGATACAGTGGGTGGAGATCCAAGTGCAAATGGTAAGAGTGTAGTCTACGACGGTGAACAGCAATTTATTGCTACATCAGAAGGTAAAGATGACAAAACTGGTAAAGATAAGTTTGCGCTTAGCGACACACAAAAAAGAGCCAAAGCGAAATATGATACATTTAAACACACAGATTCTACTGAAGGCTTAAATACCAAGGCAGCGGAGCATAAGAAAAAAATCATCAAGGCGTTTGGTAAAGAACATTATTATACAGACATTGCAGATAATAGAGCTAAACTTGATGCCCGCAACGTACCACCACCCGCCGGTGTAAATAGTTGGGCAGAGGCTACTGAACAGCAAGTCACTAATTTTAGATTTAAGAAATAACGCGTTATAAACTAGTCTATAATGTTATAAATATAGTAAACCCTAGGATAGAAAATGGCCAGAAAATACTTTGCAGCTGAAGACGGTGATTTACAGACTAGGAGTCTAGTGACTTCTAGAAATAAATTATACTCTGACCTGGATCTTACATTTACTAAAAAGCCGTCTGGTGATGTGTATAAAAAAACAGATGCGGCTGCAGTTAAACAAGCTGTAAAGAATCTGTTATTAACTACTCTTGGAGAGAAACCGTTTAACCCGTTCTTTGGTGGTGGTCTTAATAGTTTAATCTTTGAACTTGCTGACGATCAAACAAATGCCATATTAACAGATTATATTAAGATTGCAATACAGAATTTTGAACCACGTGCGAAACTACTTTCAATTAATCCGAATGTACAACCAGATAGAAATACCGCTAGGGTCAAAGTAGAATTCCAAGTAATTAACACGTCTGAGGTGGTAACATTAGAGACAACAATAAGAAGGCTAAGATAATATGGCAACTAGTATAGAATCAACACAACTTGACTTTGCTAGAGTTAAAGAATCACTTAAGACACATTTCTTGGCGACAGACGCTTTTGCAGACTATGATTTTTCTGCGTCAGCTCTTGACTCTATCCTTGACGTTCTTGCCTATAATACACATTATAATGGTCTGACTGCCAACTTTGCTTTAAATGAAGCTTTTCTTAATACAGCGCAATTACGCGGAAGTGTACTTAGTATTGCTGAAAGTCTTGGTTATACGCCAAGATCTAAAACTTCAGCTTCTGCAACAGTAAATATTTCTGTCAATAATACTGCCAGTGGAAGACCTACAACAGCAACACTTCCTATTAATTCAAGATTTAATACTACAATTGATGATGTTACTTACACATTTTATACCACTGAACAGTATCTTGCTAGCGATGATGGTAATGGAGTATATAATTTTAAAACAAGCCTTGGCTCCGCGGATATTCCTATCTTCGAAGGTACTCTTAAAACAAAATCTTTTCTAGTAAGTTCAAATGATAATCCGATTTATATTATACCAGATGCTAATATGGATACATCAACTGCAGTTGTAAATGTCTTTGAAACAAGAACATCAACAGTATTTAATTCTTTTCTGCCATATTCAAAAGCAGTACAAGTTAATGATGATTCTCGTTTTTACGGACTAAGAGAAGCGCCAAACGGTTTTTACGAAATGTACTTCGGCGATGGAGCAGTTATTGGGCAAAAACCAACAGTTGGACAATTTATAGTAGTAACATATCTTTCTACATTAGATGAAGCCGGTAACGGAGCTTCAACATTCACAGCACAATCAAATATAACTATGGGCTCGACTAACGTGGCAGTTAATGCAACTGCAGTATCAAGATCCTCTGGTGGCGCAGTAAAAGAATCTATTGATTCAATTAAACAGAATGCACCAATACAATTTGCAGCGCAAAATAGACTTGTAACAGCAGAAGATTATATAGCACTTATTAATGCTAATTACGGAAGTTATCTTAATGGATCTACAGCATGGGGTGGAGAAGATAATGATCCGCCAAGTTATGGTTGTGCATACGTTTCTTTGAATTATAAAACAGGCACAGATGCAGCAACCAGAGCACAAGTTGAAAGCGATATTGTAAATGATCTTTCGGCCAATCGATCAATTATGTCAATTGATACAAAGTTCTCTGATGCACAGACTTGTTTTATAGAAGCATCTACAACGTTTAATTTTAACCCGTCACTTTCTACTACTACTCCTGCTGCTATAGAAGGCCAAGTAAACACTTTAGTAAAAAATTACTTTACTACAAATCTAGGAACATTTAACAAAGTATTTAGAAGATCAAGTATCATAGCAGACGTTGATGATTTATCTGAAGCAATCCTAAACTGTAAAATGGATGTAAAAGTACAAAGAAGATTCACGCCTACATTATCTCAGTCTAATCCTTACACTGTTCAGTATCCTGTAGGAATAGCTGCACCTTCATCAGTAGATCGTATTGTTACTAGTAATTTGTTTAGGTTGTTCAATCAAGACTGTCGTATTAGAAATAAATTAAATAGTAATATTTTAGAAGTAGTGTCTGTTTCTACTGATCTAACTGTTGTAACAAATGTAGGAACGTATAACAGCGCAGCTGGCACGGTCAACCTTGTAGGCTTTGCTCCAGATGGTGTTGTTGGATCATCTACAGAAATTAAAATATCAGCAACGCCTGCCAATCAAAGTACTGTTAGACCTCTTAGAAACTTTATACTAAGTCTAGATACAGTCGCATCATTCTCTGCAGCAAATATAGATTATGAAAGAATCAAGGTTAATCTATAATGTCTATTTTATTAGATCATATTGATAGAGTACCAGCTAACTTTATTAGTAGTAAAGTCAAAGAAGTACTACCCGAGCATTTTGCTACAGAGTATCCAAGTTTAGTAGCATTTTTAGAATCGTACTATGACGAAATGGATCGTGATGGTAGTGGGTTTAGTTACTTTATTACTGCACTCTATCAGGCAAGAGATTTAAACAGTGCAGAGCTTGTTAGAATAGATTCAATATTCGAAGAGACTGGTCTTGGTGTAAAGACGGCAGATTTCAATATTAATCCCAGGTTAGTCGGCAAACTCTTTGCAACGATGTACAGAGAAAAGGGTTCACTTAATTCAGCTAAAACATTTTTTAGGGCATTTTTCAACGAAGAAGTTGATGTAGAATATCCTAAGAATAATATGTTTATTATTAATGAGTCAAGAATTGGTCCAGATTCGCTTAGATTTATACAAGACGATAAAAGATTTCAAATCCATTCTATTCTTATTAAATCAGGTGTGGGCCTTGCTACTTGGGAGACACTCTATAAAAAGTTTGTACACCCAGCTGGCTGGTATGTAGCTAGTGATCTAGTTCTTGAGGGGATTATTGATCTTAGAGATAACCTTGCTACAATGCCAGTATCATTAGAAGACTCTAGTCCAGGCCGAATAATTGAAAACGTAGTAGATGTTAACTTTGGTATATTCGAACCGCTTTCTGTAATACATGTAGATGGTTTAGATTCAGATTTATTCGCAGAAAGATCTAATCCATACAGAAGCTTGGCCTCTGTGGCATCAATTACTGGTAGCGTATTCGATGCAAACTATAATTCATTCAAAGAATATATTGATATGAATGGACCAAGATTTGATATGGATTCAGATGGTATAGTAACTGCGTCAAGATTCAGCACTGAATTAGAAACAATGGATGCTGTTAACTTTGATATGTGGGATTCAGATAATAATAACTTCCAATATCAAGATTCTGCCTAAGTTTCTTATATAAATACATTCAACTAATAGGGATTAGTCATGACAAGACAAAACATCAGCACAGGCACAACCGCCAATGACGGTACCGGAGATACGCTTCGCAGTGCTGGTCAGAAAATTAATGAAAATTTTGTAGAGATTTATCAGAAGCTAGGTCCAGACAGTGACACTGTATCTACTGGTATTACTCTGAATAACACTGCTATTGTATTTGAAGGTTCTACTCCAGATGACTTTGAGACCACGTTAAGTGTTACTAATCCTACAAAAGATAATACAATTAATTTACCTGATTCCTCAGGTGAAATTATTACTACAACTGCAGTGCAAGACTTACATCGTAAGACTTTAAAAGTTACTACAATTGAAGGTAAACTATCACTTGCTGGGGCATCTGGAACAGGTCACTATTTGCTAAACTATATTGGCTCGGTTGACTCAGCTGATCCTGATAGAAATATTAACCTTCCAGCTATTGCTGACAGTGATACATTAGTCTTTAATGCTCATACAGCTACACTTACAAACAAGACTCTTACAAGTCCTATTATAACCACAGCTAAAGTTGGTACGTCGCTGAATGATACAAATGGTGCTGAATTAATTAAGGTCACAGCAACAGGTTCTGCAATTAATGAAATTACTCTAGCAAATGCTGCAGCAAGCGGTAAACCAACAGTTACAGCTTCTGGTGGTGATACAGACGTAACAATGAAGTTGGCTGGTAAAGGCACAGGCTCTGTTGAGATTGCAAAGGCAGCTTACACTTCAAGTACAATAACAGCAAACGGCGCTGCATCAACTGCAGCAACATATATAATCTGTAACAAGGGTTCAGCACTTACAGTTTCAATAGCAGATGGTACTGTAGTAGGCGAGTATAAAATAATCACAAATAAAGGAGCGGGTGCGGCAACTGTTACGCCAGCTAATTTTGCACAGGGTGCTAACTTCGCATTAGCACAGTATGACGGATGCCAGATAGTTTGGGATGGAACAAACTGGTATTTAATCGGTAACCAAGGCGAAGTAACAGTAGCATAATAGGATAAGAACATGGCAATTATTACAGACGATTTTAAAAGAAGATTTGTTCAAACAATCTTAGAAGATATAGCAGATTCAGCCCAACACTATTACGTTGGTATTGGTAAAGCTGATGAGTGGGATTCGGCTGATACTGTTCCAACTATTGCAAATACTTTGACTAATGAAAGAAACTTTAGACTAGCGCTACAGTCTGTAAAAAAAGCTGAAGACACTTCTTACGTTGTACCCAGAGTCAACTGGACAACTGGTACAATTTATTCTGATTTTACTAATACTCAGGCTGGATATCCAACACAACCTTATTACGTTAAAACAGACGATCAGCAAGTTTATATTTGTTTAGAACAAGGTAAAGATGCTAATGGCCTTGCAGTTTCTTCTACTATAAAACCAACTAGCGTTTTAACTACTGCATCAAGATTGGCAGATGGATACGTATGGAAATTTCTTTATACGATCGGTGCTACACAATCAAATAAATTCTTATCTGGTAACTATATGCCAGTAAGACACGTCGACTCGGCTGGTCCAGCAGATCCAGCAGTTGACATAGAACAGTTTGCAATACAGGCTGCTGCAGTAAAAGGCCAAATTGCAAATATTGACGTTGTCTTAAAAGGAAGCGGTTATACATCAGCGCCAACTGTATCGATTGTTGGTAACGGTGATAGTGCAGAAGCAA